CTGGAACTGGTATTGTGGTCAATGTTACATGGAATACAAATGGCGAAGACTATCATGCTCCAGCATTTGTAGTGGTTGACGGTGGCACTGGTCACACAGGTGGTGGTGAATCCGGCGGCGGTGATGTACTAACTGTTCCTTATGTTGACATGGGAATATCGGGCGGTGGCAACTGGACTTGGTATGTGGTTGACATTGCCAGTGATGTTGTATTGACAGCAGGACTTGAAAGTTGGACATTTGGCGGCAATGGGGACACTGAGTTCCCTAATAATGTGTCTATTATATCAGGTGGAGCATCCTATCGTAATATCACAGGTGACAATGGTATCTCATTGAGCCAAATTGGAAATGGTAACGATGGTAGTAGCAACTTGCTATGGTACGGCGCAACCCAAAGTGCCAAGATACAACTTAACAGATATGGAGCAGGTAACCTAGCAAAAGTAATAATATCAGCCGAAGGCACTGGTGGAATCAAAACTTGGACCTTTGACGAAACTGGTACTACAACATTGCCAGGTACTGTGGTCAACAGCACAGTGGCCAAGACTGGCATTGCCTATAACACTGGAACAGCAACTGCTCTGGAAGATAGCACATATATAGGTTCTATTGTAGATGGAAGCTACGGACCATTTACTCGAGGGTTGGTCACATTCACCGTGGTAGTTACCAGTGGGGTAGCCGCATATACTGTCACTGCCACAACTGGTAATACCGCAGTAGGTGCTGTTATTGGAACATTAGATACCGGTGATCTGGGTGGAACATCTGGAAGCACCTCAAATATATCAGTTGCGGATGTTGTTCAAGGGGTTACGGCTATAGACCTAACTAAAACCATTAACAAACTCACTGATGGTTATTATTATTTGGCTGACGGTGTAGAAGGGCAGATCATGTATGTAGTGAGACAGAACGGTTCAACTGCGGCGAATATATTTGTAGAAGTTGCCAACGCACGTTGGGACGGATCTGTATATTCAGATCAACCTGTTATTCCATTCCAAATTCCTTTTACTGATATGGTCACAATAATCTTTACAGACGGTGCTTGGCAATCAAGCACATTTGGCAGTTTAACTTAAACGGAAAAAATATAAACAATGGGAATAATCTTAATCACACTCTTAATGACGCACTTGACAATGGTGTCGGTTACACTTTACCTACACCGTAGTCAAAGTCATAGAGGTGTTGAGTTTCATCCTGTACTAAGTCACGCAATGCGTTTCTGGCTATGGATGACCACCGGGATGAATACTAAACAATGGGTAGCAGTTCATCGTAAACATCATCAGTCAACTGATATAGAAGGTGATCCGCATAGCCCACATGTATTCGGTCTAAAAACTGTAATGACCAGTGGAATGAAATTGTATAATGCCGTATGTAAAGACGCTAAATTTGTCATGCAGTACGGCAAAGGCACACCTAAAGACTGGATTGAACGTAAACTATATACACCTCACCCCAAATTGGGAATATTATTAATGTTAGCAATTGATCTAGCATTATTTGGGTTTTGGGGAGTGGTAGTATGGATTATACAGATAATGTGGATTCCAGTGGTAGCAGCAGGATTAATTAACGGGTTGGGACATTGGTGGGGATATCGCAATGGTGAAACCAAAGATCATAGTCATAACATAAGCCCCATTGGTATACTAGTAGCAGGTGAGGAATTACATAATAATCATCACTTGGATCCCGCTAATCCAAAATTCAGTAAAAAATCTTGGGAATTTGATATAGGCTGGTTTTATATACGAATATTGGTATTCTTACACTTGGCAAAAATAACACATCGGTCGGTGTAATAAGTATTGCATTATTATGCAAGGTGATGTATAATGCAGCATCACTTTCTTACCTATAACCTGTGTCAACAACCATTTCCGATACCACTCTTGAGTTATGGAGAACTGGCCGTCAGATAAAACAAGTATCTGCCGGTTGGTTATCCGGTCATGCAGTATGTTGTGTCCATAATGGAGAAACTGTAGACCGATTTGGGCGTGGAGGATTCATGCCTGTCGGCAATGGTGGTATTAACTACCATTGTTTTAATTGTGGATTTATTACTGGCTATATGCCAGGACGACATTTACCATATAAGTTTAGAAAATTATTAGGATGGTTAGGTGCGGATGATAATACTATCTACCGATTAATATTCGATGCTATCCGTAATAAAGACGATAGCTTAGATATAACTCCAGTTGAAAAAACTGAAATAGTAATAAAAGCCCGCAACCTGCCTGCTCAGGCACTAAGTATTACTCAACTGCTGAATCAATATGAAGGGGAAACACCACCGACATACTTTGAACAAGCAGTAAAATATGCATATGATAGAAATATAGATTTTGCAAAATATGATTTCTATTGGACACCAGAAACTGCTTACAACTTAAATCGTAGACTTATCGTTCCTTTCTATTGGCAAAAAAATATAATTGGCTATACTGCCAGGACATTTCTTGATACAGTAAAACCAAAATATCACAATAGCTACGAACCACATTTTGTGTTTAATATTGACCAACAATTACCTACTAGTAAGTTTGTTATTGTATGTGAAGGGCCATTTGATGCAATGAGTATTGATGGTGTAGCAATATTAGGAAATGAATGTAATGAATCACAGGCTGATATTATTGATAGTTTAAGTAGAGAAGTTATTGTAGTTCCTGATCAAGATAAAGCTGGATATAAATTGATTGATGCTGCATTGGAATATAATTGGTCTGTTTCTTTTCCAGTATGGGGAGAAACTTGCAAAGATATTAATGAAGCGGTATGTAAATATGGTAAGCTATTCACACTTAAAGCTATCTTGGATGCTAAAGAAACAAATCGTTTGAAAATTGAACTTAAAAAGAAAAGGATGACATGACCAAGGATTATTCACCAGAATTGCAGAAACTCTTTTTAGAAATTATGCTCACCGATGCACAGAATTTTGTTAGGGTACAAAACATTTATAATCCAGAAAACTTTGAGCGTAGCTTAAAAGCCTGTGCAAAGTTTATGTACGACCATTCTAATCAATATAAAACATTGCCTACCGTAGAGCAAATTAAAGCTGTTACTGGAGTAGAACTCAATCCAGTTCCTGAATTGGGTGATGGACATACTGATTGGTTTCTTGAAGAGTTTGAAGGATTTACTCGGCGTAAAGAACTTGAACGAGCAATCTTAGTATCTGCTGACTTAATTGAAAAAGGTGATTATGATCCTGTAGAAAAGTTAATCAAAGATGCAGTGCAGATTAGTTTAACTAAAGATATGGGAACTGATTACTTTGATGATCCTGCAGCACGAATCAACAAATACTTTAATTCAGGTGGGCAAGTAAGTACAGGTTGGCCTCAAATGGATAAAATCTTATATGGTGGATTTAGTCGTGGAGAACTCAATATCTTTGCCGGTGGTTCAGGTTCAGGTAAGTCATTAGTAATGATGAATATTGCATTGAGTTGGTTGCAATCCGGTCTCAGTGGAGTCTATATTACACTGGAATTGAGTGAAGAACTAACTAGTTTACGAACTGATGCTATGTTAACTAGTATGGGAACAAAGGACATTCGTAAAGATATTGATAACACTGGCCTCAAAGTAAAAATGATGGGGAAGAAATCAGGTAAATATCGTGTCAAGGGATTGCCTGCTCAAAGTAATGTCAATGATATCCGTAGTTATTTGAAAGAAGTACAGATTCAGACTGGGATAAAAGTTGACTTTGTTATGGTTGACTACTTAGATTTGGTTATGCCAGTATCAGTTAAAGTTAATCCCAATGATCAGTTCATTAAGGACAAGTACGTCGCGGAAGAGTTGCGTAATTTGGCTAAGGAATTGAATGTGTTGTTAGTTACTGCATCACAGTTGAATCGTAGTGCCGTTGAAGAAATTGAATTTAATCATAGTCATATTGCAGGTGGTATTAGTAAGATCAATACTGCTGACAATGTGTTTGGTATTTTTACAAGCCGAGCAATGAAAGAGCGTGGACAATATCAAATTCAATGTTTGAAATCTCGTAGTTCTACTGGAGTAGGTTCCAAGATTGATTTAGAGTATAACATTGAAACGATGCGTATTACAGATGAGGGTGAATCTAATGATCAAGGACATTTTAGACCACCTACTGCTACTAGTGTATTGGATCAAATTAAAACATCTAGTACAGTTACAAATAATCCACCAAAAATAACAGCGCAATATGAATCAACTAAGCTACAGCAGTTGATGGGTGAATTCAAACGCACACAAATATAAATGCTGATAAATAAAACATAACGGAGTAATTTCTTGCAAAAACGCACTAAAAGTATTTTAGCTGAACTTGATACCCTAGTAACCCACCGGGACAAAGGGCATTTTGTAGAAAGCCGTGCTGCAAATGTTATACAAAGTGCTATTAATCTAATACAGTTCATCAAAGAAAATTACGAAGCTGAAGTTGCTATTGAACTTGAGCGGCGTCTTCTCAATAGCATACGAAGTCAAGATGCCTCCAAGTTTAACCGTGGGATAAGAAAAACAAATGAAAACTAATGAAATCGTAACTGAAGGTCCGATTTGGTCTGGTGTTAAAAAAGCTGCTGGGGCAACAGCTAGAGGGGTACTGAAAACTGCTTCTGCATTAGGACACGCACAATCTACTCAAGCTATTCGCTCACTGGATGCTAGTAATCAAGATGCATCTGATGCTGCAGCCGCTGCGGCTGCAGCACCCACTACAGCACCGGCGACAGCAGCTCCCACCGCAGCACCAGCAGCTCCCACCGCAGCACCAGCAGCTCCCACCGCAGCACCAGCAGCTCCCACCGCAGCACCAGCAGCTCCCACCGCAGCACCAGCAGCTCCC